CTTTGCTTTATCTATATATTGTTCTACATCTTTAAGTAAATCAATGGCTAATGGCGTGGTGAAATCAAAATCTCCATCCTCACCAAACCAGGCTTTCTTACCTTTGAGAGAACTATTTTTCTTCTCACAGTGTGGATAACCCGCAGAAGTGCCTCTGGGAATGGCATCTATAAATCTCTCATTCGGCATACCTTCCACTGATTCTTGGAAATTAAGTATCCCTTTATTTGAACAAGTCCCAGATCTTTCTATCATGGTAGAAAATGTGTGTGCTACACAAATTTCAGACAAATGGGCATCTATATGACATTGCGGCCTACTATATTTCTCTATAGCGTTGCGCATGGGATCTATCCTCACTCCATCTAAAGTAAATGGTCTAAGCATTGCTGGTTTCTTAGTGCTAGGTCCAAGCAATTCATATAACGGCTCAACTTTAACTAAGCTTGTTTTCATGGGATTAAGATTTCTCTTAGCCCTAGCCACAACTGGATAGTGATCATATAACATAAAGCCATTTTCGTTAGGTTTAATAAATGGTTCATCTGGGATAACTGGGCCCTGAGCATTGTATTTGTCAAACTTGCCCACAGCTTCTATGAGCTCTTCTTGGGTTACAACTGAACTAAAAGCTATTTTGGCTAATGTGTTAGATCTACCGCCAGCTACATGTATGCCTAAGATAACTCTTTGCGCTAAAGCATGACTATCATGGAACAATATTGAACCACAATCTCCATTGTTAGTATTGGCATAATAGCTAAAGGCTCGCTCAGAAACATGCTCTTCTGGTCCATCAGTACTTCTATACCTCAAAATATGTGGCAATTTTTCAGCAACCACATCAGTTGAAGTAATCTCAGGCTCTGTACAATTGTTAAAACCTTTTAAAGAACAATTGGCAAATTTATTATGTAAAAAGTCTGACTCATTAATAAAATGACCTAAAATATTAGGGAACATATGAGCGCTGCCAGCTAGTGAAAATACACTGACATCTCTTTTGTCAATATCAATCCTGTCTAATTTACAAAATTCGGACACAGTGATGCTTCTAAAAACTTCACCACTAGTCAAAAAGAATTCTATAAAATCGTATGGATCATAAGTTCCACTATCTAAATTATTTTTAATTTTAATAAAATAATGCGTGGGCAGAGCACATAAGTTGCCACTCAATCCAATAACTAGACCAGATTTTTGAGTGTCATCCTCGTTGCCTGGTAAACTTAACAATAGAACGTTCTTCTTCATAACTTTCTGAGAGATTTGAGCAGAATTGTGATCTTGGGATTGATTAACGTAAAAATCGTCATTGTAAACAAACGCATTTTTGTTTTTTTTATTAGTAGTTCTTTTATTTTTTTTATTATTATGACCGCTATTGGTCTGTATAGGAAAAAAGAATTTCAAACTTGTGCGTAATATAATTAAAGTGGGAAGTATAACACTAATGAATGAAATTATTGGGTGCTTGCTAACTAAGTCATTGACTTTTTGTAAAATTTTGCTAGCTATTAGCGGTAAATTTGTCTTCATAGCTTTAGTTTTAGCTATCAGCATTGAATCTAATTTAACCATAGCATTTAGGACATATTTCTTACGAGCTGACATATCCTCGCCAAATTTACCTATAATAGTGCTAATATAAGTAGAAAATTCGACATCATACAAAAATTGCTTAGCTTTATCAACTGATTGCGTTATAACTAAATTATAATAATCAAAGAGGTCATTAAATTCCGCCCAACTAAAGGTGGTACCCATACTAAGCCATAGCTTACCCAAAACTGAATGTTTATCATGTTCACTAAGTTTTTCTTCTATATGAGGTACTTCAAAAAGAGGATCTTCGAATCCTTCTATATATAAACTATCATCCATCAAATCTTGATTTTTGTAAAAATCCTCTTCTTTACGTCTCTGGTCTATACATTGTCTGAGCAACTTATTGCAGCCATCGTTTATGTCTTCATAAACATCGCACTTGGAAAAGAAAGTGCCACCACACATACCTACAAAGGTATCAAAATCTACAGTGTAGTCTATTCTGCCTTCAGAAGTTTCGTTAACCCCTGTATAGACATTTATTTTCCAAGCATTTTTATCAAAATTGACGCCCTTCTTAATCTTAAGATCAGAGCTACCATTGCGCGTCTCTGCGTAAATGTAATTGCCAAGACTATCCTTAGCATCATTCACAACTACGTCAACTATGTAATCGAATCTTCTTATCAAAGCTTCCTTAGATTTAATAGAAGCCAAAGTATTAAAATTTCTCTCATTGGTAGTACAAAATATTACTCTAGAATTAAAGACAGTACTGCCTTTATCTTCAATGGATGCCATGTGTAAAACATATGGGAATCTATTAGTACATCTAATTAATGCCATGTATTCATTATCTGGATCCCCTTGCACGTCGTAACATTGAGCAAAGTCATCCATAACAGTAACATACTGGCCTTTATATCCATCCCAATACTTGGTTTCGGGTGTCCTAGTGTAAATGTAAGAATCGACATTGGATTCTAGAGAATCTAATTCACTTGTAGGTAACACTCGAGCTAATAAAGCTTGAATAAAGGGCTTACTCAAGGTGGATTTACCAACCCCGGAGACACCTCTAAACAAAAGGGTCAATGGCTCAACCCTACTAAATTCGGCCTTGATAGTGGAGGAATCAAAAGGCCTCCTAACTTTATCTAGAGCAGCCAAGAGATATTTGACTTGAGCAACTATATTGCGTGTGTCTAGACCAAACTTACCATGAGTGATAAGTTTAAGTCCTTCAGTCTGTAGTTTCATAATTTTATTATAATTATCTAAAGAAATAGGTAAATTTCTGTTAATGCTTAAATTCACCAAACTAATGGTCTCTTTGAAAAAAGATTCAACCTGTGGAAATATACTCGACATATCTTCCAAGCTCTCATCTAGATATAGATGAGTTTTAATCAAAGTAAAACATTTAGTAATTATATCAAAACAAGATTCAGCTACTTTTAAGAAGCCATCAGAGACTCTTGGAAGACTACCTAATGCTGCCATGAGGTCTTTAACATTAAGTTTATTGTTTTTAACACTAGCCATGGTCTGTATTACACCTACGAATAGAGTAACTATTGAACTCCATGGAATGTCATTTGGTGACTCAGATTGATTGTTGTTAATAAAATCAAAGATAAAATCAAAACTTTGTCTAATAGAGTCAGATACAAACATGCAGCATAATGGTAAGAAAGCTGCTACACGTTGTAACGGTTCATAATCTCCTGAACAAAGAGCTCTTATTAAAGCATAAATACTAAAACCAGCAGCCACCAAAATAGTGAACTTGCTAGCGTTTTCTTTAAGAAAGGCAACTAGACTTTTGACTTCGCTCACTACATCACCAAATGAATTAAGTGATTCAGTAAGTTCAGCAAAGCTACTATAACCTGGCATCATAGAACTAAGACTTCCAGATATAGTATCATATAAGCCTTGAGGTTCGAAAAAAAGATTGCCAAAACTAGTTTCTATAATTTTTTTAAATTCAGTTTCATGGATATAAGACTGCGAAATAGATTTCCAGCAGCGAAAATGTACATCAAAAGTGTCATTGACACTCTGATACTGAGCGCATCTATCGCTAACTGAATCATTCGCAGAACCAAATTCATCCGAAACTATCACTAAACTTTTAATATTAGGACTAAGAAGAAATCGCTGTATATTCAAAGGTTTAATGATGTTGTTAACCCATGATTCAAAAACTAATCCAAAATCTACATTAATGTAAGGGTTATTGATTTTGAAAAAGATGTTGGTGTCAGTCGGTAAAAACTGACTTTGCCCAATATTAACCTTGTAACATAAAAGTGGTAAATATTGGCAAATACATTGGCAAGCAATGTGATTTCTACTAATGTTGCCATTAGTACAAAAGAAAATTTGGTCACCTATTTGGTGAAATAATAAAGAATAATCCTCATCTATTTCAACGTAACCTGAGCTGTTCTCAATGATCGTTTTTCGGGTTTTAAGGTTTTTGAGAATGACCTTGTTTGATAAGTTATTTTTGTCTTTAACAATAACTTTGGGTAATAAAAAGGAGTATTGATTTTGTAATAATAAAGATGTAAAGTCTAAATTAATAAGAAAATCAATACAATAAGTTAAATAAGTGGTCTGTACTGGGCCAGTGGCCTGTAGCTGTGTATCTCTA